AAATAGTTAATATTCATCATCAACCAACATCTTACAATCTTCCCACTCGGCTCCACACCGGGCGCATACCATGAAATCCGGTTCGTCCGCATACGGAACCCCTCTTGTGCAATCGCAATACTTACATTCCCAGTGGGTATCTGACGGCTTTTTTATAAAGCCATTCTGTACGGCGCAACCCCGGCAAATATTCAGCTCGTTTCCATTCTTGTGATTTCTGATTTTTACTATCTTTGATGTATGGCAATCACACATATCGCATTTCATGATGTCTGTTTTCCTTTCTGGTTGTATGGACTATACTGGCAAGCAATAATTCCGGTGCATTTCCCGGTCTTTGTATCATATGCCATGCACACAGGCCAATAATCCTGTTTTGCCATTGGGCACATTTTCTGATTCCAAACCGCAATTTCTTCTTTTGTTTCCAGTATTAGTATTGATGCCTTTCTTAAATAATTGACTTCTCTGCATTTTTCAATATACAGTTCGTCTATTATCCGCATCTGCTGCGGTGTCAGTATGATATTTTCATAGTCTACATTTTTATTTTCCGCTGCTTTTTGTGGATAGGCCCCTTTCATCCTCTCTAACTGTCTGTTTAGCTTGTCCTCAATCTTTTCCTCCAGAACGTGCTCCCTAACCCCTAATAAAAGTTTGAGCTGCCATAACATGATTATGACATCCGCCATCTCGTCTATTATGCGTTCCTCTGCCGCTGCAATCTCCTTATCGTTTCCCCCGTATGCCGCTTTCCTCCACCTCTTGTTGATAGCCTGGATTAACTCAGCCGCCTCTTCCATGCATTGTCTGCTCTGCGCATCATATCCGTACATATTGGCTATCCACTCGATTTTTTTCCACGTTTCTATGTTGTTTTCCACAAAACACTGGTTTTTATTGCTTTCAATCCCCGACTCGTCATGTATGTTATTCACTTTTCCACTCCTTTATTATCATCATGTTTAAAAAATCGGCTAATTCCTTATCTCTGTTTGCCCATCTCATTTTCAAGGTGCATTTCATGCACCCTCTCATAAGCATTATTAAAAACACTTTATGAATCGGAATCATTTTGGGGGGAAATTTTATCTCGATTGCATATTGTCCCGTTTTATCATCAACGGTCATAAATACCCCTTCTATTCTCTCTTTTACTTTTAATTCCTCTGTTAAATCGGCTATCACTTTTTTCATCACAATCCCTCTTTAAAACTTTACGTACAAAGTGTGGGATATCTCTTTCATGATATGTCCTCCTTAATCTTCATCCATAGCATATTCCCGTTTCCTGCGCTTACAGTCCTCTAAAATGCGCTCCAGTAGTTCCAATTCCTCTCCTGACATAAAGGTATAATACTTCTCCAACATCTTAAGTGCATGAAGCCTTTTGGCGTAGCCCTTTTCATCCTCATTTGTGTCAGTATCCGACACATTCGGTTGCCTCTGCTGGTCCTCTATTTTCCGTACCTGTTTCTCCTGACTTGATGGTTGCTCTTTTTCCTGGTCTTGTTCGTCATCTGGATCCAGTTCTTCCTCCCGGCCCTCTGCTTCTTCTGCCTGTTGCTTGCGTTTTTCTTCGATAATCCGCTGTATCTCCTCGCTCCTAACATCTTCCCCACTTTCTATCCTGGAGACGACCTTTTTCTGACTTTCCGGATCTAACTGACTGGCGGCG